ATGGCTTTGGGAAGACATGAATCACAAATTGGACTTTTCGCTAACTTTGCCAACGGATTCAAAGAGGTAGCCGAATCGCAGAAAGAAATGTTCAAACAAATGCAAGATATAGGTGCATCAACATTTGATAGACTCAAAACATCACTCACAGACTTTGTAATGACAGGTAAGCTAAGTTTCGCTGATTTAGGAACTTTTGTTGTTCGGTCAATGGTAGAAATGTTTATAGGTGAAGCCATAAAGAACGCAATGAAGGGTTCTTTAGCTATGTTCAAAGCAGATGCCATCAAGAAAGCATTTATAAGCTTATACGAGGGAGCAATGAAGACTTTTGCTTCTATACCATTCCCATTTAACATCGGTGCTGTAGGGGGTGCGTTAGCCTTTGGAGCAGGGATAATAAATAAGATAAAAGGCTTTGAAAAAGGTGGTAGACCGCCAGTAGGACAACCAAGCATAGTAGGGGAAAAAGGTGCAGAACTATTTGTACCAGATCAAGCAGGTACAGTAGTACCAAACGACAAGCTAGGCATGGGAAAACAGGTCACAGTAAACTTCAATATAAGCACAGTAGACGCTAGAGGTTTTAATGAATTATTGGTTAATAGTCGTGGAACAATCGTAAATATGATAAACAGTGCGGTAAATGAAAAAGGCAGAATGGCGATAATATGAGTGGAGCATTACCATTAACAAACTTTACAGCTATCAACATCAAGAGCAATCAAAAGACTCTGGTTAGCGATACCGATAGTGGAAAGACATTTAGGCGACAGGTGCAAGGTCAACGATTTAGTTTTACTCTTTCGTATCCTCCCCTTACTAGATCAGACTTTGCACCTTTAATGGCGTTTATAATGAAACAAAGATCACAGAAAGAAGCATTTACTGTAACCTTCCCAACATTTCTAAACGCACAAGGCAATGAAACAGGCACTTTATTAGTCAATGGTTCACATTCGGTAGCAGATACTACAATAGCTATAGATGGGTTCGGTGCTGATGGTGCAGGTAGATTAAAAGCAGGGGATTTTATAAAGTTTGCTCATGACAAGGTGTATATGATTGTTGAAGATGTAACTAGCTCAAGTAATTCAGCCACAGTTACAATAGAACCACCATTAAGAGAAGCGTTAGCAGATGATAGTGCGGTAACCTATGATTCAATTCCTTTTAAGGTGCATTTAACCAGTGATGTTCAAGAGTTCGCAACAGGGCAAAATGACAAGGATGGAAACTTATTATTTAATTATGAGTTTGATGTAATAGAGAGTTTGTAAATGGCTAGGGGTTTATCAAGTGCAGTTAAAACAGAACTTGCAACAGGAATAATAGACCCAGTTCTTTTAGTCGAAATAGGGTTTTCAACACCAGTATATTTAACAAATGCTAGCTTTGATATTACATCTAGTATTTCTGGCACTTCAAGAACATACGCATCAAATGGACATTTTAGGGGTATTACAGGCATAAGCGAAACAAATAAGCCTAGTAAGAACTCACTATCTCTTAGTTTATCTGGTGTAGAGCAAACATATATAGCAATAGCACTTAATGAAAACATTATAAATAAAGAGGTCTACATCTACAGAGGGTTTTTAGATACAAACCAAGCATTAATAGCTGACCCTTTTCTTTTATTTTTCGGAACTATTGATGAATTTAGAATAAAAGACACTACAACAAAAGCGAGTTTAGTTTTAAACATAACGTCACATTGGGGTAATTTTAGCAAGACAAGCGGTCGAACAACTACGGACAACTCACAAAAAAGATTTTTTAGCGGTGATAAGGGAATGGAATTTTCAGCGTTAACAGTAAGAGATATTCGGTGGGGTAGAGAATGACAAGCATTCATTTATACCAAGCAGAGCAAAAAGACGTTCAAGAGGTCTATGATTTGCTCATCGAGTTCAAAGAATTTGACCTTAAAGATGCACAACTACCAGAAGTTGATAAAGATAAACTTACTAATTTCATAAACACCATATTAAAAAAAGGTAAGATAATCCTAGCAAAAGACCTAGATAAACAAGAGCTGATGGGATTGTGTATATTTCACAAAGCAGAATATTGGTTCAGCAAAGACCAACTCATGAATATTCACGTTCTCTATGTCAGACAGAATTACAGAAACTATAAGCTTGTAAAAACCTTAGTTGATTCAGTAAAAAACGTGTCCGAAGGGTTGCCGATAGTTCTTTCAATAACTTCTGGATTGCATATAGACCCAGTATTTGAGAAATTAGGATTTCAGAACATGGGTAGTAACTGGAGATTGCTCTAAATGTGTCAGTTTGTAGAAGAATTTGTAGAAGACGTAATTGGCTTTGTTGAAGACGTTGTCGATGTAATTGTAGATATAACAGAGGAAGTTATAGGTTGGATTATACCCCAACCAGAAATTCCAGATTTTGGCGAACAAGACGTAGAACAAAATGCAAAAGGGGTATTGCTCAATAAGTTTAGTGCCAATGCTCATATACCTATAGTGTATGGTACAAGAAAAGTCGGTGGTAATGTTGTATTCCTAGAAACGTCTGGTGCTGATAATCAATACCTATATATGGCTATAATTCTTAGTGAAGGGGAAATAAACAGCGTAGATACCTTATTTGTAAATGATCAACAGGTTACGTTGTCTGGTGCTTTAACCAATGGCACACAAAGAACTGTAGCGAGTTCTGATACTAATTTCTATGATACAGAAAATTCTAATAGCTTAATTACAGTAGAAGCTCATTTAGGAGCAGATGGGCAAACAGCATCAACTTTATTAGATCAGTTGCAATCATGGACAACAGATCACAGACTAAGGGGATTAGCGTATTTAGCACTAAAATTTGAGTGGAATGCTGATAAGTTTGGTTCATTGCCTACTGTTCAAGCGATTATAAAGGGTCGCAAGGTATATGACCCTAACCTTGATGGAACAGTTACAGGCGGTAGTGGTAGCCATAGAAAAGACGATAGCACAACGTGGGCATATTCTGATAACCCAATATTACAGCTATTAGACTATCTCAGAAACGATAGATTCGGAATGGGTATCACTAACAGCTACTTTGACAGTAATTTTGCAGATTGGCAGACAGCAAGCGATGTATGTGACACAAATATCACACCTTTTAGCGGTGCAAGTCAGATAGATTTGATGGATAGCCATATGATTGTCGATACATCAAAGAAAGCCATAGATAATGTAAAGCAGTTTGTAAAGGCTTCACGTTCTTATCTAAATTTCTCTGGTGGTAAATATAACATATTAGTCGAAGATACAGGCACAGCGTCTATAAGCCTTACAGAGGACAATATTATCGGTGGTATTCAAATCACGAGTAAAAACAAGAACTCACGTTATAACAGGGTCATTGTAAACTTTATAAACCCAAATAAAAACTATCAAGCCGACTCAGCACAATTTCCACCAATAGACGAGATAGCCTTAGATACAGCAGATACATTTGATGTTATGAAAGCAGATGATGGGGGAATATTGTTAGAAGGTAGGTTTGACTTTCCTATGTTTACAAATGTGCATCAAGCTCAAGAAATGGCAGAAATAATCCTTAGACGATCACGAAGTAGCTTAGATGTTTCACTAAAAGCCGATGCAACAGCCTTAGATTTATCCATAGGCGATTTGGTCAATATAACCCATGCAACTCCTGCTTTTTCTGCAAAACCCTTTAGAGTACAAGGATTAAGCATAAATACAGACCATACAATAAGCCTACAGTGTTCAGAGCATCAAGATAGCTTTTACGCCTTTGGTCAACAAGTTGCACCGCTAGAATTGCCAGATACGACACTGCCCAACCCCTTTAATGTGCAAGCACCCACCATTACAGTAAGTGATGAGCTAAGAGTATTAAACGAAGAAGCCATAAGTGTTTTAGTGGTTGAAGCAACGTCTTCTGACTTATTCACTACAGATTTTGAAGTACAAGCCAAAAAAACCACAGATACAAATTATATAAACATGGGTAAAGCCAGTGGACGTAGATTTGAGCTAATAAATGTTGAAGATAATGCCATTTATGACGTAAGAGCAAGGACAGTAACTTCTATTAGCCGTTCTGTGTTTACAGCTACAACGCATCAAGTCGTAGGTAAGACAGCACCACCAGAAACAGTAACAAACTTTTCAATAAATATC